AGCTGTAGAAAAATTAGAAAGTTCTTTAATGATACAAGACGGTAAGCCGAGCAATCCTAAACATAGTGCTGCTGACGTAAAACGTATTAAAAAAGAAATTAAAGATAAAAAAGCTGGTCTTGATGCAGGATTTAAAAGTTATGCGAAAGATAGACTTAAGTTTAGAAAAAGCACAACAGGCGGCAAGAAAGCTGAAAAATTTATTGGTAAAACTCCAGACCCAGACAAACTAAAAGCTGGTGGTTCTGTTAAGAAAAAAATGGCTGTGGGTGGTAAGATGAAACCTGTAGATAAAAAGAAAAATCCAGGTTTATCTAAACTACCAACAGAAGTACGTAACAAGATGGGCTTTATGAAAAAAGGTGGTGGTGTTAAAAAAGGCGTACCAGAAGGTTTAAAGAAAGCTGCTAAAAAAGCTGGAGAACTAGGTGCTGCTATTGCGAAAGTCAAAAAGAAACAAGGTAAGAAAGCTGGTGGTAAAGTTAAGAAAATGATGGGTGGCGGTATGACTATGAAATATAAACACGGAGGCAAGACTGGTAAATGTCCTCGTGATGGTATCGCTATGAGAGGAAAAACAAGGGCTTAATTATGATGAAATGCAGAGGTATGGGTAAGATTAAACCAATCGCTTTTAAGAAAGGCGGTAGTACCAAAGATGCGTGTTATCACAAGGTGAAAGCTCAATATAAAGTTTTTCCTAGTGCTTATGCTTCAGGTGCTATTGCTAAATGTAGAAAGAAAAGAGGCGGTAAAAAGTAGTGGCTGTCCGTAAGACTAAAAAAGGTCTTGCTTTAAAAAGATGGTTTAAGGAAGACTGGAAGGATGTAAGAACAGGCAAAGCCTGTGGTCGTAAAAAAGGTGAGAAACGTGGTACACCTTATTGCAGACCTAGTAAACGAGTGTCAAGTAAAACTCCTAAGACATCAGGAGAGATGACGGCAGCTCAAAAGAAGAAGCGTATTGCTCAAAAGAAAAGACTTGGGCAACCAGCTGGAAAACCACGTAGAGTAGCACCACTTAGAAGGACAAAGAGGAAGAAAACATAATGGCAACATCAGGAACAACAACGTTTAACCTAGATTTAAACAATCTTGTAGAAGAAGCATTTGAAAGATGTGGTTCTGAAATGCGTACAGGATATGACCTACGTACAGCTCGTAGAAGCCTAAACTTACTTACTGTTGAATGGGCTAACCGAGGAGTTAATCTTTGGACTATTGAAGAAGGTAGTGTATCTCTTACTGAAGGAACTATCACTTATAACTTACCTGCTGACACGATTGACTTGATTGAGCAAGTTATCAGAACAGGCACAGGTACTAACCAACAAGACATTAACATTAATAGAATATCGGCTCCTACTTACGGAACAATACCTAATAAGAATACAACAGGTAGACCCGTTCAGGTATGGATAAACAGACAAGCAACACAACCGATTATAAACGTATGGCCTACTCCAGAGGATAATAGCTATACATTTGTATATTGGGCATTGAAAAGAATTGAAGATGCAGGTACAGGTGTTACTACACAAGATATACCATTTAGGTTTTTACCTTGTTTAGTTGCGGGACTTGCATTTTATTTAAGTTTAAAATTACCTCAAGCAGGTGATAGAACTCAGTTTTTAAAACAGGAGTATGAAGAGCAGTGGGCATTAGCTTCAACTGAAGATAGAGATAAGGCCACACTCAGAATTGCTCCACGTAGACAACACATATAGGAGAGATATATGAAAAAGAAAGTAAAAAGTACATCTACCAAGAAGAAGCCTTTTAAAGTTCACAATATGTATAATCCAAAGACTGGTAAAGCTGTTAAAGCAGAGTCTTATGCTAAACATATGGCGTTAAAGAAAAAAGGCTATGGACACACTAAACCAAGGAAAGGAAGATGAGTAAGTACGCTTCAGCAAAACATACTATTGCCGAGTGCGACAGATGTGGCTTTCAATACAAGCTAACAGAGCTGAAAGACTTATTTATAAGAACCACAGAAACTAATATAAAAGTTTGTAAAGAATGTTGGGAACCAGACCATCCACAGAACATGCAAGGTATGTATCCTGTAGATGACCCACAAGCAGTACGAGACCCAAGACCTGATAAAAACTTAGAAGAACAAAGGAATTATCAATATGGGTTTGACCCAGTAGGACTCAATAATCCTTTACAATTAGAGGGATTAGTAGATAATTTAGAAAGTAATGGCCAAATAGGGTCAGTTACTATTACAACAACTTAGGAGTAAATGATGAACAAAGACAGAAAAGGAGCTAAGGTAACTTACAAGCAACCTGAAAATGTTGCTACACCTAATACAGGTGGTTATCCTGAGAAGGATGTAAAGACTGAAGGTGTGGTTACTCGTGGTAATGGAGCAGCTACAAAAGGAACTAAAGCTAGAGGACCAATGGCATAATGACTTATACTGAGTTAGTAGCAGCAATCAAATCGTACACAGAGAATGACTATAGTACGACTGATGTTAATACTTTTATTCAAAATGCAGAGCAACGCATACATAACACTGTGCAGTTACCCGACCTACGTAAAAATGTAACGGGTACAATGACATCAGGTAATAAGTATTTTTCTTTACCTAGTGATTGGCTATCTACCTTTAGTATTGCAGTAATAGATTCTAGTAACGAATACAAATATCTTTTAAATAAAGATGTTAATTTTATAAGAGAGTCTTTTCCTGACACTGATTCAGGTTTTTATGCACAGCCTGAATATTATGGTATATTTGACGATAATACAATGATATTAGGGCCAACACCTGATGCTAATTACAGTGCTGAGTTACATTATTACTATTACCCAGAAAGCATTGTTACTGCTGGTAATACTTGGTTGGGGGACAACTTTGATACTGCATTGTTTTATGGTGCATTACTGGAAGCAGCTGCGTTTATGAAAGAAGACGCAGATACAGTAACTCAATACACAGCAAGATACAGTGAAGTCATGCAGTTGTTGAAAAACTTAGGTGATGGTAAAAATAGGCGTGATGCTTATAGAAGTGGACAAGAGAGGATACCCGTAAGAAATGGATAATAGAGCAGAGATAAAACAAGGTATTGATTATGATGTGCACACTACATCATACGGTGGTATGACACCAGAGCAAGTAGCAGAGTTAGCTCTTGCTAAAATAATTCACGTAGGCGAGAACGCTAACCCTTTATTAAAGGAGCAAGCACTAGCTTACAAAGATAGCATTAGGCAAGTTCTAGTGCATTATATGAAGCAGGCTATTAAGTCTAATCATACAACCATAGCGAATAAACTGCATAAGGCAGGGCATTCAGAATTAACTAAACTTTTGGAGATATAAAATGGCAATTTCTCAAGCAATGTGTACTTCATTTAAAGTTGAGTTGTTGAATGGTATTCATGCATTTAGTACAACAGTAGCTCGTGGAAATACGAACGCTGATAGTTTTAAATTAGCATTATATACTTCATCAGCTTCTTTAGGTGCTGGTACTACAGCATATACAACTTCTAACGAAGTTTCAGGAACAGGATATACAGCAGCAGGTGCAGCACTTACTGCAGTGGCTCCTACATCTTCTGGAACTACAGCGATTTTAGATTTTAATGATTTAACATTTTCAACAGCTACACTTACAGCTCGTGGTGCGTTAATTTATAACGACACACAAAGTGATAAAGCAGTTGCAGTGTTAGATTTTGGTGGTGATAAAACATCTACAGCGGGGGACTTTACTATAGTATTCCCTACAGCTGATGCCTCTAATGCAATTATACGTATAGCTTAGAAGGAGTGTTGAATGGCACTTGTTGTAAACGACAGAGTCAAAGAGACTACTACAACCACAGGGACAGGGACAGTCACTTTAGGTGGAGCTGTATCTGGGTTTGATACTTTTGCTGCAGGTATTGGCAATAGTAATACTACATACTACTGTATTCAACTAGGAGCAGAGTTTGAAGTAGGACTAGGTACCTTAGCAGCTGATAGTTCAACTCTTGCTCGTACTACAGTTATATCAAGTTCTAACAGTGATAGTGCTGTTAACTTTTCTGCGGGCACAAAGAATGTATTTTGTACGTTACCCGCTAGTAAAACTCCTATATTAGACGCAAGTGGAGATGTTACACTCTCTGGAACCTTAGCGGCTAGAGAATTAGAGTCATCTAATGGTATAATTGCAAACAATGAAACAGTTAGTGCTAGTTATACTTTTCCTACAGGATATAATGCTATGAGTGTAGGTCCAATAACAATAGCAACTGGAGTAACCGTAACTGTCCCTAGTGGACAAAGATGGGTGATATTATGACATGTAAAATTAATGCAGATACCAGTGATGGTTTAAAATTAATA